ATCACCATCAGACTCTCCAAATCCATAGACAATCGGCCCAGTGCCTATGTTCTCCCAAGAGGAACCTGTTAGTATTGCTCTGCCAGTATTATCAAGTGCCGAAGAGGTTCTTACAGGTGGTTGTGTTTGTCCACCTATTGCCCTCAAGAACTTCCTGTTTGTAGTGTCAGCAGATGCATCAGCAATATTAGTGACTACTTCACTACTACCGCTTAAATCAGTGCCAAGATGGTCATGTCTAACACTGTTTATTTTTCCAAGAGCGTAATAGAACCACGACCCATTGCTCAAGGACAAATCCAGAGAGCCACCACTCACCGTTTCGTTCTTCTTAAACTGATAACCGTAATTCCTACCAGCCAACGCAAGAGAGAGTTGTCCTAGTTCGACATCCACGCTTGGGGGGCTGACAGTATTAACCAGTCCTAACCAATTGTCTGCTAGTAGTGCGGGCTTTGCTCCTGTATTACCAGAGGTATCCTGTCTCATGGTTATAGCGGGTGCTGGAACGGGTGCGCCAAATGCTAGAATAGTGGCATGAATAACATCATCTTCTGCATCTCCAACTGCTCTATCTACTGTGATTGTCGTACCAGTATTAGCGGTAATCATAGCAGTTCCATTAAAAGAAGCACTGGTTGCGTTTTCTATCTCAATTAAACATCCAACATACAGCCCCTCAACTAGAGTTAAATCAAAATTGTCTATGACTGTAAATGGAGTAGCCTGACAAGTTGCATCGAACAGATAAATATCCATCTCAGGAATCATTGTTGCCGATGCTCCTGCACCGACCCATACTTGTTGATTGAGTGTTGTACTTGTAACCATTTATCTCTCTCCCTATACGCTGATAGCCATCCTCTTCATCTCAACCGTTAACTTGTAGCCCAATAACCTTTTGCCCCTATCATTGGCTTCGCTTCGACTCTGTAGTTTGATGAGTTGTGCGCTATCTTCGACTGAATTACTACTGTTACCACTGACATACACCTTGGGTTGAAGACTATTGTTCTCAAAGATGTATCTCGTTATTCTGTAAAGTGCTTGTAGCCTATCCCTTGAGAAGGTCAACTCTGAGAAGTCTCTCCTGTGTAGTGTTCTTATGTGAACAGTGAAGCCAAACACTTCGTTTCTCACTGCATAGTCAATCGTTGGATACTCAGTAGCACCACTGTCCTCGTACACTATTATTGCAGACTTTGAATCCATGTCAACCCTTCTTCCTTCGTTGGGAGCGATGGAACGAACATCGATGAAGTTCGGAGTTTCATTGTGATTGGATGTGATATCTCCACTTGAAATTAAAGCAGATGCGGCGGCTGACCAATTGTCACTCAACAGTCGTATAATGAAAGTAACCTCATCCACCCTTCAATACCTCCTTAGTCGCCTTCTGTATCTCTTTTAACATACGAGCGTGATATGCTTTCTGTGCCTCTTCAATCACTGACTCATCAGATAGGGCGAAAGCGGCATAGGCACTGTCTTTGAGCAATTCATTTCTTTGCTTTTCTCGGTCTAGTATCTCTTTTAGTATCCTAGTTGGGTTTCCCTCTAACATGATATCACCCAATGAAGTACACCATGTTCGACTTGCCCTCTAGGGTCTTGTTGGCCTCTTCTATCAGAATGTCATGCTTGGTCTTCAAGTCGATATTAGAGTTAGTCTCTGCAATCAAAATCGAGTTGTCATCGTGTCGTATCACCTCTGCGGCAACTAACTTAGTAGCGGCATCGTGTATCGTAGCAGGTACTCTACCCTCTCCGGCGAGATAGGTCACACGTATGCCGTTGTTTTCTATGAACGGATATTCCGAATGGAAGAATATCTTTCCTTCGTCACCGATGCTCCAATAGTCGCCTAGTCTGCGCTGGTCTTGGTTGTCAGTGAAACCCGTCACTGTTCCATAGGTAGATGCTAGTGTGCAATTCGTTCCATCCTCTCCCATCAATAGTGAGGATATGATTACCTTTGAACTGTCTTCGCTATCTGTTGTAGCATAAAAGAAGTCAGAGATATTAACTGCATTAGTGGTGTCCTTCAATGTCTTCGCCGCTGTCTCACCAGTGAACTTAGCGGTCTTCATCGGGTATACCTCGTTGATTACATCTACTATCTGACTAGCCGTAGTCTTAGCACCAAAGTTGTCATAGAAGTCCCTGACTGAGTTGTTCGCTAGATTTCGTATTGTGAATGTGTATGTGGTTGGTATGCCAACAGTGAGCGTGATTGTCCAATCATTGGTCGTCGCTGATTCAGGAACGTCAAGGGATGCGGTTGCAGAGGCCAAGTCCTTGTAACTATTACCTTGCCAAACTTCTAGCCTGACAATCTTCTGCACTTTTGGATATGACAATTGCACGAACCCAACGTAATCCCTGTAACTTCTTAGAGGATATGCGCTCTTCGTGAATCCCTCAAAGGAATGAAACTCATCCTTGTAGATGGTCGGCCTATAGGATGTCTTCGTCTTGTCATCCACCTTCTCCTCGACTCTCTTGATTATCTTGCCTACCTCTGCTATGGTAGGTGTAGTAGATGATGTGAATGAGTTTATCTGCAACAAATTGGATACATCGGTGTGTGTCGTGTAGAACCCTCTACCATTTGTATAGTCCGGGTTTATCGATGTGAAATCACTTGGGGAGGATACCTTGCCCATTAGCCCACCAGTCCCTTCAATCTATTGTAGCCCAACTTCAACTCCATTAGGCTTTTGAAATCCTTCTCGGTATCTTGCATCTTTTGCCTGTCTAATTCTACGGCGGTTCTTGGCCCCTCACCACCCAAGGGTCTTCTTCCGAGGTCTTTCATCGGCTTGCCCTTCTCGTCAACTCTTTTTTGATATATCTCATAGTCCCTAGCACTGACTAGTTTTGTTGGTCTGAAATTTACCCTTAGTCTAACCATGCCTTTTCTCTCCTTTCCTGATTCCATAACTGGTACTGGATTGCCGCCTTTGTCCTTTGTTTCCTCAATGACATCTTTACCCATGGCTTGATTGTATAGGGCATTTGCCAAATCATCAATCTTCTCTACATCTACTATTGTAGGCTTGCCATTGTCCTCCCAAATATCATACAGTTGTTCAGAAGTTAAATCGTCTAGTATCTGATTCTTCTTGGAGTCTTTTAGTCCTCTTACCTTTTCCAATTGCGGAGAGTCATCCACTTCGCTGAATGGTTTGTCTTGTGTGAATTTGTTAAATGCATACTCCATCAGTTTTACAATTGGCTTAATCTTCGTACTTCCCTCTACAGCCTTGCCCTCTAGTTTTCTCACGTACTTCATCCAAGTCTCCTTAGTCAGTGGATTGTTCAGCCCGAAACCAACGTTCTTTAAATCACCAGCAGATAGGTTATCCACTAATATGTCCAGTTTACCCACGTTCAACATCCTATCCTCTGGTTCAACTAGAGACAATAGAACGCTCTTCAATGGTGATTGCTTCTGTGATAGAATTACTTTCTCGATGTATTTCTCTAAGTTTTTTAGTGAAAGTAGGTTTTGATAGACATCCCATGTCTCTTCTACGTCATCGATGAGTCTGGTCTTACCAAACCCTTCCATCCTGTATCTACCATCATTAGTCCTATCTATGCTGAATATCTCAACAGTCTCGTCTACTTCACCACTCTTTGGACTGGCAATGGTCAGTTTGGAATCTTCCTTCTCTAACTTTCCATAGCCCTCTGCTACTGATATCTGCTCAATGTACTTCTCAGTGTCGAATGTGATTTGGTTATCCTTTACCTCTATGTGGTCTTTTATCTCCTCATACAGTATCGGCCTAGAATCAAGGAAGGCTCCTATGAATCCACCTGTAGTGTCATCATCCATAGCACCAAATGGCAACCCTTCCTTGAATCCTTCTGCGGTCTTCTTCCCCTTCATCGTTCTTTGGAGTTTGTTGTTGTTGTCCAAATCAGAGAGGATGAAACCCATCTCCTTCATCTTTGCAAGTATCGAAGTGGATAGGATATCATCTGGAAGCAGGTTCTCACGCTTCAAGTCCTTGACTATCTCATCAACCAATTGCTTCTCCATAGTGTCTAGGAACTTTCTCTGATAGTCCTTGAAGTCCTGCTCATCAAACTCATATCCTTCGTTGTCTGGTTCTCTATCGAACTCCTCTTGGGTGTATGTCAGAAGCCCACCCATTCGACCTTGTATCATATCTAGTTTGGAGTTCGACTTCCTGTTGCTTATCCAAGAGAAGGGATATGCTAACATCTGTCGAAAGAACTTCTCTTCAATGAGAGTCTGGTAATCTGCGTTCTTGTTGGCATCTAGAATTAACGTCTGCCCATCTGCGCTTACGTCTTCATCCAGATAGATTCTGCCCATTCACCCCACCTATGCAAGCCACTTAGCCCATGCAATGCCCTTACTCATGGCATTAGCAAGACCAAGACCACTTGAAGGTGGTGTATAGGACATTTGACCCGAAACGGGGTCAATCCAGTATGGATTATTCATATTGTCATATCCAGCAGGTGGCACTGGATAACCCGACTGGTTGTTGAATGCCATCTGCTGTTGCATCATTGCATTGTTCATTCCAACTGCGGCACTGTTACCCTGTATCATCGATGGGTCTACTCCACCGGGATTGCTCATCCCTGCTCCTCCCATCGATAGTTGTTGTTGCTCCCCTGCTGGCGTAGCGAAACCTTGAGATTCCAAATACTGTGCTTTTGCCATTCTCCTTTGCATTACTACTTCTGAGTTGATTGCAGAAGCAAGGAGTGTCTGTAGGTCTAGATTGATGTTAGCCTCTGTAATTGTGCCAAACGCGGAAGTGGCATCGGAGTGCATGTTCATTACACCAGCACTGTCAGTCGTGAACTTCAACTCAGGGAGCATCTGTCCCAACACCTTCTGTACAGTATCTTCAATGAGTTGAGCCAATGCCGCTAGGAATGCCTCTCCATGATACTGAAAGAAGTCCTCTACATGGTTCTCTTGTAGAGTCAACAGATTGTTCATTGTCTTGAACTGAGACTGTTGATTGTTCTGCATTGTGTTCATCAAAGTGCTATTGCTAGTACCGAATAATCCCATCACTGCTCACTCTCCACTACAGGAACCTTAGTACCCTCAGTCAATAATGTTTTCACTCTTGAGTTAACTGCGTCTGATTCCACAGTCAGCCGAAACAGTTCTTCCTCTTTACTCTCTTCGTTAGACGCTGGTGGTTTGATAGTCCATCCCAATGAACTCAAAGAAGCGATATCAGTTGCTTTCAAACTAGTCAACGGCCCACTCGCTAATGGATTCAGTGTTGTAGGCATCGAAGGAGCCTTTGGTATGTATGCGCTGAAAGAGAGACCGTGTTCCTCTGCTAGTATCTGTTGCTCTAGCATCTCATATTGCCTGTGTATGGCGGCGTGTTTCTCGCAATAGGTTCCTCTCATCGGATATCCCTTGCGTACCTTGTGCAATGGCAGTGGTGGTCTCAGGTTGTCACCTGCTTCCCAAACCTTGTGGGTTCCACAAACAACGCATCTGTCCTTTATGTTGTACTTGAACCTGTACGGCACTTTCAGGAAAGTTTTGGTTTCTGGTTTGAGAACTTTCATTATCTCCTTCAATTGTTTCTTTGGCTTGTGACTTTTGTACTCATATTGCATCACTGGCCCTGCCGCTCTTGCGGCATCTTCCTTGTCCATGAACGCTTTATTCGTTACATTCGTTGAGTTAGCCCCGATGAGGCTAGGTGGTGTAAACTGCATACTCATGCCCTTTCACCTCTAGTAGTCCTTTATCATTGTTAGGACACCCCTGTAGACCATCTCCGAGTCGGATTTAGCACTTACAATATACTTGTGACAGGGTATTCCCTTGTCGTTTAACTTCTGCATTCCCTCTCTGAATGCGGCGAATATGGGATGTCCCTCTATCGGCCCATCGTAGTCATACCTGTCTTTCCATAGGTCGTATTTATTGGCCCATATGGATACTGCAATCGGATAGTCTGCCTCTCTTTTCTTTTTCTTTTTCCCATTGTAATGCCAGTATGGTTCGCATATCGTATCAACTAGGAATGTCCAACACAACTGCTGTTCGATGTCATAGTGCTTGTTCATGTGCCTATCATCAATCATAAATATGACATACTTGACTCTTCTTTCTTTCATGTCCTTAATCCACTCTTGCCAGTAGACTGTCTGTCCTCCTAAGTCAGCGGTCTTTACTGTGTGTGCATCTCCGTCTAGTTTGACGTATTTTCTAGATGCACGTTGCAATCCCTCTGTCCTATGTCGAATATCAGGAACCTCACCTCTTGTTCTCAACTGGTGATTCAACGTTGTCTTTCCTGCTTGGCTTGCTCCGTATATTCCGAAGTTGATTGCGTGTATTCTCTGGTATATCTTGTTAAGTCCCTCGACTATCAATATGGCAAATCCTGCCATCACTGACAAGGTATCACCACAGGTGATTCCAGAAATCCATAAAGCCATTCCATGCGATGGATAGAGTATTCACACCTGCTATGGCAAATGCCTGTCCTATGACGAAACTAGTGAGAGATGCCACTGCTCCCCAAAACCAAAACCTAGCCCGTAAGAACCAGATATCAGCAGAGTGCGCTCTTTGTAAGTCATATGCGAGAGTTGACTCATCCATTCCAAATAGGATTTCGCTGACCACTCACATCACTCCCTCACTGTTCTGTTTCCAAGGTTAAGAATGAACCCGGTGTGTTTGGGTTCAGATTTGGAAGGTTGCTGTCACCGTAGACGTTTGGTGGTGAAACCACTGTCTGGTTCCAGTTCTGTTGGAACTGCCTGAAAGAGTCCCTGACTCTCTTTCTGTTCTCCTCTTCTCTAGCCTTCCTAGCCCAATAAGCATCTATTCTCCTCTGTAGCAAGAATTCCTCAATCCAATCATTGAGAATCATATCGAATAGGGCTTTCAAAATCATAATCCCACCTATGGTGGATATCCCGAAGAGGACAGCATGTTCCTCTGCTCCGTATGGGAAACTCATTCCGTACTGGGAATAGAAATAGATGTTTATCCCGCTGACTGCTCCTACGAACAGTATTGTCATCACTAGTCTTGTGTCTGTATCTATACTTGGCATATTTATCACGCAAATTCAATCGAGTAAGCACCAGTACCCGTTACGTCAACGTAAATACCGTTTTGGCATACTACCCCATGCATGTCATATTCCAGTGATTGCGCTCTAGTTGCTCCTGTAGAGTGTATTTGCAATCGTGCCACCTCTATTTCACCGCCACTACCTAGTCCTGTGCCATCGGCACTGTCGTAGACTTGTACGGTGAATGTCCCATCTGCAACTGTAGATGCGTGTATGGAAATCAGTTTGCATCTACCTGTTCTTATGATAGCATCAGCAGTTCTTACGCCGCTGGTAAAACAAGTCCCACTGCTTGCCATTATGCTCCCTCGGTTAGCGTCTTAATCAGGTCTGCTTTTCTACCTTCTGTAGAAAGTCCTCTTTCTTCCAAGAGTTCCTTTAGGACTTTCACTGTGAGTTTGTTCAAGTCAGGAGGAAGTGGACTTCCCTCCTTCTTCTCTTCTTTTGGCTCTTCCTTTACCTCTGCTATCTCAGGCTCAGGAACTTTCTTTCTTCCCATTAGTTTCTCTGTTCTGGACTTTGGATATAGGTTATCCATCACACCCTTTCCATCTGGACCGCGAAGTTTCAGCATTTTGGATAGGTGCTTTACCTTGTGAGGATTCCTCTCCATTAGTCTTTGAATCTCTCTCTTGTCGTCTGCTGTGAATTCGACATGTACGTTCTTATCACCATAAAGCACGATACCCTTTCGTGTAGGAACCCTTGTACCGTTCCTATCGAAGGTGTATCCCTGCCACTGTATTTTACCACCGTTTTTGCTTCTTACTACTGCCATATTCACACCATAAATTAGGGGGTAGCAACCCCCTTCCTGTTACTCTAGGAAGAGGGCCGCTACTTTATGTTTTACTCAAAGAAGCCCGTATACTCGGACTCTTACCATGTTGACTGTCGTGGCTCCGCTTCCGGTTGCCGCACCAGTTGACATTATGGTTGCATGTAGTTTGAACGAGGTATTGGACTCATAGTCCCCTGTCGCACTAACTTCTGCATGTACGTTGTCTACTATAACGTTGGATGCAGACTCCTCTCTACCAGTAATCAACACTTGGGTTATGCTAGATAGACCCAAAGATGCCGCTGTTACCACTTCTCCGCCAGTCGTGTATGCAGTGACGTTGCAAAGTGCGTCAACATAATACTCATCGCCCATAACCTTCGGGCCAGTAAAGCCCTTATGGTCAGGGATTAAAGTAACTGTAACTGCCACTTAAACACCTCACGCACTCGTTATGTTGGTAATCTTTCCTTGGCCCTTGAAGAAGGAGCAACCAGTCTCGCCCATGGTGCGGTACATTCCTTGGTTCCCAAGTTTTCCAACACCGAATGGGTCACCGTTAGTGATACCATTCTCAAAGTACTGAGTAGGCTTCATCACCGATAGCCACAGATGGTCAGTGTCTAGGATGAGTATGTCACTCAACTTGTTCGCAGTCGCATTACCAGTCTGTGTCATGTCCTTGGCTGGAATGATTGGTATGTCGTAGTATGTTGCAACTCTGAAACCAACCTCTGCACCCTTGACTCCACGAACTCCATTGTGGGTGGGTACGATTTCCTTCCTGTCCATGAACCTCTCTTGGCTCTGTAGTAGGTCAGATATGTGCTGGATAGTATCGTATCCAGTTAGCATGACCTTGGGGTTACCTCCGTTCTGCCTGATTCTCCTAATCATGTCGTTCAAGATAGTCAGTGTTAGAACCCTTGCGTTACCAGCGGCGTATCCTGCACCGAAGTCAACCTCTGCTGAGAGGAAGTCCTCAGTACCAGTGTAGTCACCACTGCTGTTAGCGACAGTTCTGGTTGCACCGAAAATCTTGGTCTGTGTGACTGGCAGTGTTGCGGCGGCGGCACTCTGCTCACCCATGTCTGCGTCACCCATTGCGGCTAGTTCACCAGCAGACGAGACTATCTTCAATAGAGAAGTGTAGTTCTCCTCAATCTCGTCGTACTCTGCCTTGTCGTAGAACTCTAGTGGCATCAGAAGCATCTTGTTCTGAACCTCTGCGTGGTGCTTACCCATGTCCTCTCTTACGATTGCTCGTATGTCACCAACACCGTCATCGATTGCGGCCAACTCCATTCCGAGTTCAGAGAACTCAAAGAGGTGTGCCACAGTCTTTGGACTGACGTAGAGTTTGGTGTACTCAGGAGACAATGCTCTGAATGAAGCATCTCCTCCAAGCACTGCGTTCTCTCCGACACCACCAATCTTGTCTGCGGATATTCCAGAGAGGTCAGCCGTGCTTGCACCGGGGTCTTGTGTACCAACGGCGAATGCGTTTCCACTACCACCAGCAGGTCGGCTCTTGAGAACTCTCCAACCACTGGAAGTGTATGGCCTCTTGGAAATCATCGACAGTGCGTTGACTTCCTGATTTAGCATCGACCAGACTTTCTGTCCGTATAGCAAGTTGTATAGGTCACCAAGTCCACTTGCTCCGGAGAAGTTGTTTGCCGAATTGTCGTGCGGCGTTCCAAATCCTCCAACTACTCCACTGCTCTTTAGCAGGGCATTCCCTGTTCCTCCGACCATGCCATAGGTGCTGGCTTCTAGGTCTGCTATTGTTCTAATATGTCCATTACTCATACTTCATCACCTCACTGATACCTCTCCACAATATTGTGAATGTCACTCCATGAAATCTCGGCGGCTTCCTGTAGGTTGGTTGGGATACCTTCTGGTAACTCAAACGCAACTTCCTTTGCCTTCCTTATCTCATCGCTTTCTGCCGAAAGAGACTTGCGTAGTTCAGCGAACTCTTCCTTAAGAGCGGCCACATCGTTGCGAGCATCGTACTCTGCTCTCTCTGCGGCTGACTTCTTGACGGATAGTTCTGCCTCTAGACGGTCACTGAATTCCTTGTTGAGGGATTCGTAAGCCATTGCTTCCAGTCTCTCGGCCTTGAACGCTTCGTATGCCTTCTCGACATTCTCAACGCTTAGGTCAAGAGTGGAGAAATCGCTGTTCTCCAATCCCTTTGATACCTTTAGAGGTGCTGGGGTTGCGACGGGGTTCCCGCCACTGACGACTTCTTCTCCGGCCTCGTAGTCTCTTGTTGAATCCTCATCAAGAGCCTTCTCCTCCATATCGTCTTCTTCGTCGGCCATCTTCATCTCGCCGCCCATTTTCTCCTCTTCAGACATCATCTTCTCGTCTTCATCAGTGTCCATCATCTCTGACATGTCACCTTTCTCCATTTCTTCTTCTTCTTCCTTGCGGAGGGAATTGACTTGCTTCATCAAGTCATTTAACTCCTCAAGTGCTTTTTCCAGTTTTTCACTCATTTCTTTTTCCTCCATTTTTAAAATGTCGAATTTCGCTTCCGGGTTTATTCCTTTTTCACAGACAGTAACTTCATGCAACTCAAGTTTTTCTATCTCGTTGTATTCCCCAAACTCCTCAGATTTTCTCTGTCTCTTTGATATCGCTTGTCCACCTATGCTGAAAGACCGTAATGTTCCTTTCCTAATACCTCTTGAGATTTCCTTAGCCTTCTCGATGTCATCGCGCATCTTGATTACTACATAGAATCCAACGTCATCTACACCAGTTTTGTGTAAGACACCGTTTGAATCTCGGTATTTTTCTACAACCTCCCCAACTTGAACATTTGAATGATTTGACATTACATTTCTGTATTTTTCTTCTTCCATGTATTTCTTGACTGCTTCTTCCAACGCATCTAGTGTAATTAGGTCATTTTGCTTGTCTACAATTTCTATAGATGCATACCCTCCAATTACTAGATTATCTGACTTTAATATGTTAAATTCAGCACTAGTTTCTGCCTTCAATAATACTCCTGTCTTTCCCGACACTCCAATCACCTGTTTCTTTTACTATTTAACCTACTCGCTATTTTCTTCCGGAAATGGCAAATCAGCATACTTATCTTCTGATATTATCCATACTCCTTCGTCATCTGTTTTATCCAACATCTCCTGCTTCTTTCCAGTCCAAGCCAACCATGTCTTTTGCTCATCCAATGGAACAACTCTCACATGCATTCTAGTCTGGAACTTGTCACCATCTAATCTGTACTCATGGTATCCATCCTTCTGAACTCCTAGTTCCAAATCACCTGCATCGAGAAGTTTCTCCTCGTTGACAGTAGTTGCTACAATTGCCGGAAACTTACCTGACTTTCCAAACAGATTGAATATGTCCTCTGTGTCTTCTATGTCTATTGTCCAAGCCATCTTCTCGCCACCTGCTCTGATTACGAAGTCTATGTTCCCGTCTTCTCGTTGGAACAACTTGAATCTGCCTTTGTCAGGCGTGTCCTTTTTTTTTAACTCCTCAACGTCTTTCTCAAGAACGTCATCCCTTGCTTGGAACTTGTTGGGATGAACGTACTGTATGTCCTCCTGCTTCTTCATCCATGACATGAGTTTCTCAGGCTTCATCTCAAACAGTTCCTCATAGACTTCCTTGTAGTGTTCTTCCACGAACTCTAGTATCTTGTCGAATGGCTTGGGGTCATCACCGTATTCGATGATGTCGTTCCTGATTCCAAGTCTCAGTTCAGACCTTTTCGTTTTGAGTATCTCTGTTATCTGTTCCTT